TATCTTAAAAGGCCCTCAAGAGCTGGAAAACTTTCTGGCGTTTATAGAGCGGAGAGTGAAGGAAAAATGATTTTCACACCTCATGATTATCAAGCCCACTGTATTGATAAAATTCTCGAGCTTAATAATGTAGGGCTGTTTTTAGATATGGGTTTGGGGAAGACTGTAATCACCTTGTCAGCGATCAAAGAGTTAAAATATTATCGTTTTCAGGCACGCAAAATATTAATCATAGCACCTAAAAAGGTTGCGGAAGCGACATGGCAAAAAGAATGCGATAAATGGGAACATCTTTCTCTTCTTCGTATTTCTACAGTGTTGGGCAATATCAACCAGCGTATACGAGCCTTAAACACGCCTGCGGATATCTATATCATCAATCGGGAGAATGTGCCATGGCTTGTGGATTATTATCGCAATGATTGGTGCTTTGATATGGTGGTGGTTGATGAGTTTTCAAGCTTTAAATCCCATACAGCTAAACGATTTAAGGCTTTGGCAAGTGTACGTCCACACATCAAACGTTTTGTAGGGCTAACTGGAACACCAAGCCCTAACGGACTATCGGATTTGTGGGCGCAGGTTTATTTGCTTGATGGCGGAGAAAGACTGGAGAAACGATATACGCAGTTCAGGGCGAAATATTTTCTCGAGGGTAGACGGAATGGCTATGTTGTTTATGAATATCTACCGAAAAATGAAGCGGAAAACACTATTTTGTCTAAAATCTCAGATATTTGTATCAGTATGAAAGCTGAAGACTATCTCTCTTTACCGGATTGTGTAGATGTTGAGGTGCCTGTTGTCTTAGATTCTAAAGCTAAAAAAGCTTACACCACTTTAGAAAAAACTTTGATTTTAGAGTTGCCTGAATCTGAAGATGAAATTTCTGCAACAAATGCCGCTGCTTTAAGTAATAAATTGTTACAACTTGCTAATGGTGCTTTGTATGATGATGAGCATGAATGGCATGAGGTGCATAGAGCAAAATTGGAGGCTTTCACAGAACTGATTGAGAGTTTGCAAGGCAAGCCTGTCTTGGTGTTTTACAATTATCAGCATGATAGGGAGAGAATATTAAAAGTGCTTGAGCCTTTAAGGCTTAAAGTCAGAGTGTTGAAAAATGCAGATGATCAAGATGCTTGGAATAGGCACGAGGTGGATGTACTACTAACGCACCCAGCAAGCAGTGCATATGGATTGAATTTACAAGAGGGCGGGAACCATGTTGTTTGGTTTGGCTTGACTTGGAATTATGAGCTTTATGTACAGGCTAATAAGCGACTACACAGACAGGGACAAAAAGAAAAAGTGATTATCCACCATCTAGTCTCGCAAGAGACCAGGGACTCTGATGTGATGAAGGCCTTGGCTAGAAAAGAAGATGTCCAATCTTATGTACTGGAATCACTAAAAGCCAGAATACAGAAATACAGAAGTGATAACTGAATATCTTGAAAGGAGAATCAATATGGAAAGACTACACCGAAGAGTGGTTTTTGATGCGGTGGCATTAGAGCGTTTTAGAGTATCTAAAAATTTAAGTCAACAAGCTATAGCTGATTTCTTAGGGGTGACAGTTTCCAGATATGGTGCCTTGATAAGACGGTTTTATATATCTTTTTCAAATCTGGAAAAGTTTAAGCAACTAGAAACACATTACAACATCGATCTATCTCTTGATGACCTTGGACTCACAACGGTTGTCGAAGTGGAGGATTACATTTATAACAAATACACATCAGCACGCAGAAAAGAGAGAGGTGAGGTGGTAATAGAATGTTATCCTAAACATTGTGAGCGTTGCTGCTGGCGTAGAGGTACAATGTGTCTGACGCCGCTATGTATGAAGCGTGGGAATGAGTACGATCCTACTATGATATGGGGCAGACATTTGGAAATATATCGTGGGACTAATAAGAGCTAAGAGGTGTGATGGAAAGTGTATAAACAGGTTGATTATTTAAATGATGTAGAGCCTTTGCGAAATGTATTTGTTGGTGTGTATGAAAAGGCTAATATGTACGAGCCGTATACAAATACAACTGATGCTGTCAATATTCTTCAAGATGAATATCTAGAAGCAGAATGTGAATTCAAAAGCATACACATAAAACGTGAGGGCATGGAAAAAAAGGATTTACTGGATGTGAAACACAAGGCTTTTAGTTGCATTTTTGAATTATTGCAAGTAATTGCCGTCAGTAATAAATATTTACAATTGCTTGATGAAAAGGAAAACAATAAATGAAAAAGATGTATTTTAAGACGTCACCACAACAGGCGCTGAATCGGGGAAGAACTCGCAGAGAAATTGAGCAAATACATGCTAAAAGCCTTGAAATAGCAAAACAAGAAATACTGTCTTATTATCATTTGATTTGGTTGTTAGCGCTTAGGGATGAATTTGGTTTTGCAGATAGTAGAGCGAGACGTGTTTTAGAAAAATTTATCCAGATTAATGAGGATATTGCTGACGGTTTGATTAGCTTTGCAGATATCAAGGAAACGATAAAAGATGAGATTGGTGAAGATTTTTATAATACGTATATCAGGTTGGATTGGGACGTGAGAGATGATAATTAAAATTAATTTTTACACGATTAACTCACGAAAATAAAGAGGGAGAGGTGGCAAAGTGAGAGATTATCAAAGAAAAGGTAAATATATTCTTCCTAAGGCTGTATATCATCAGGTGCTTTGGAAAATCAGAGATTACTACAGATTAGAGGAAGAAGCAAAAAGATTACTTGAACTTTGCGGTGTTCAATATACTGATATGCCAAGAGGAAGTACACCTTCATATGATAAGATTGGGAATATTGTGCAAAAACGTGAAGAGATACACAAGACTATTCATAAAATAGACGATTGTCTTTTATATATCCCAAGTGAGTATCGTAAAGGCATCTGGGATAACATTCATTATCAAAAAGCATTTCCTCTTGACGCAGACAGGTCAACTTATGGTAGATACAAATCACTATATATTTATCTACTTGCAAAAAGATTTAATTTAATCAGTTAAAAAAGAGAATAAAAGCAATCTTGCAACACCGGGGAAATAAAAGCGTGTAATAATAGTATCGTGGACGATTTGAATTTGGCACCTCCTGAATTTATATCGCGAAGCGCTCACTTAATTGTGGGTGCTTTTTTATTTACATAGAAAAACAAAAAAAGTAGGTGAGGTGATTGAAGTATGATAAAGACATAAGAGAAAAGGCCAAGGAGCTTTTTGAAAGTGGTTTACAACTTAAAGAAGTCGCTGAACAGTTGGGTCTAAAAGAGGGTACGGTTCGTGCTTGGAAGAGTAGAGGTAAGTGGGTGCAGAAGTGTAACGCTGTAACAGAGCGTAACGTTACAAAAAAATTAGTAGAGAGCGTTACAAATAATAACGAATTGACTGACGAGCAAGCGCTATTTTGCTTACTGTTCTCACGGTCTTTTAATGCGACAAAATCCTATCAAGAAGCTTTTGGGTGTAGCTATAACACCGCAATGGTTAATAGTTGTAGGTTATTAAAAAAAGCACACATTAAAAAAGAAGTGGCGCGTTTAAAAGAGGAGCGTTACACAATCGCATTTTTATCTGCAGAGGATATCTTTCAGAAGTACATGGATATTGCTTTTAGTGATTTAGGGGATTATCTTGAGATTAAAAATGGCATACTTAAAATTAAAGACTCTGAAGAGGTGGATACTAGTGTGCTTCAAGAAGTCAAAGAGGGGCGCGAGGGCGTTTCTGTGAAATTACAAGATAAGATGAACGAAGCAATTAAGAATGAATATTGTAAAGTGAGAGCTCTTGAATTAGAAAAATTCACAATTTCAAAAATGAAAAGTATTTATAGAAATATGAAAGGATCATCAACAAAACCGATCTCAACTGGGTTATTAGAAACGTATCAAGAGTCAAAAACAATTGAAAACAGATGCGCAAATATTATTAAATCAATTCAGACAGATGAATATGTGGAAAATCAGTATATTGGAGAGTTGAATGAAAATATATATATTTATTCACGAAAAAAAGTATTTTTGGATTATACAAAGGCTAATAAATATAGTAAGAAAAAGTCACTTTCAATATCTGATAGCAGAAAATTTAAAACTCAGATAGAATATATAAGACGTAATTCATTAAGCACTAAACTGAATGATTCGATTAAAGAATTTAATGAATTTATTCAAGAAAAGAATATCAGTTCATTGAAAGATATGTTTTTTGTTAACTATGAAACTATTAAGACAAATTCTATACTTTTTCATAATGATAAGAATGAATATCCAGAATATGCGCCGTCTAATGGAGAGCAATCAATGCTGGTCATTTCACATGCAATAGCTG